AGGCAACGGCAGGTAGAATATCAGCAACATTAAGTAAAATAGCAGGGCAGAATAGTCAACTTATAAATTTACTTAATCATGTCGCCGCAGGCACAAAAATGTCTACAAAAGAGATGAACGAAATGGGCAACGAAGTTCGATCCTCAAACAAGGCAGCACAGGCAGGACAAAAGACCGAGAGGATTGAGGCAGCGAAACAAGGACAATTCTGGAAAGGTCTAATGTCTAAAGTTGGCATGGGTGATGATAGAATAGTTCAGCAATTGATTGTGAATCATCGGGCTACAGTAAATGCCTCAAAACAGATTGAATCATTGGTGAAAAGTGGATTCACCAGACCAGAAGCAACGAGTCTTGTCGAAGAGTCAAACGGATTCCGAGGCGGAAAAGATAGTGGTGAATTTGTAAAATCGATAAGAAAAAACTTTACGAAGATTGGAGCGTCAATATATGCCCTTGTAACAGGAATAGAAGAAGCCACAAAGACTGGTTTCATGGAAAGATTTGATATGGCATCCGAATTACGCCAATCGGGTTTAACGGCAGGATTTACTGATATAAATCAAGGCTTTATACAACTTTCAAAAATTATTAGTGAGACAGGATTTACTTTTGGTGAGGCAGCGGAATTCACTAAAAATTTCTCTAAAACAGTCGGAGTCAATGGAGTACAGAGTACATTAAAGTTTGTTAAATCTATGGCACACACAGGTGATGCTGGTGGACTTATGAATAAATTTAGTCTACATTTTGGTCAAGTTATCAATATGTCAGGACAATATCTTGAAGGATTAAGAATTTCAGGACAACTTCAAGGAAGGTCAGAGCAACAATTAAGAAAAGGAATGGATAGTTTCATGTCTAATGTCCAGGCTACTTCGAATGTATTGAAAGTTTCAATGGAAGAAGCGGCGGAAATAATGAAAAACTCTCTAGGAGAAGCCGACCGAGGTAGACTATTAACTCTTCCACAAGAAATGCAAGATTCTATTCGGGCAGGTTTACAATTTGCAGGTGGCGGTGAAGGACCAATAATGGATTTACTTGCGGCAAGACTTGGAGCAGGTTCTGACCAAGGATTCATGTTAACAAGCGAATTTAAACAAATGTCGGGCTCTATGATTGGACAAGAATTAATAAAATATGTTCAACAAGTAGCACCAACATTGGAAAACCAGGGCGACCAAGCATTTCAATCACAATTAGCAAATACATTACCGCAAGAAGTTCAGCGAATAATAGAGATGATGGGTCAACAAGGTACTCGTGGTCTGATTTTGGCCGATGACGGTATGGCGACTATACTTGCACAGATAAATCAAATGGCGCAAAATATGAAAGATGCGGCGAAAGGTATTAGTGGTGGTGGTCAAGAAGACACAGCCGCTATGTCATGGACAGAACAACAACGTCAAGCGACAACATTGGCAGAAAGGTCAATGACTACAGTAATGCCGGGATTTGTTAAAAATGTTGAACTTTTGACTGAAACAAATAGACTATTTGCTGAACAGGCAGCAAAGACTCTTACTTATAACACACAATTTCTTGATAGTATAAATAACGCGGCAACTTCAATAGACCGAAGTCTTACTTGGTCGGCAAGAATGGCACTTCTAGCCCCAGCAGAATGGGGCACATTTGATAATACTCCTGTCCAAAACTATAATCAAATGACGAATATCGGTACAGCAGACTTTAACAATACACTCACTTCCCAGACCGAACTAGGAATTGCCCAAACTCTTGGAGACTCCATTGACTTGAAAGGTTTTGAAAAAACTCTCCTGAAAATGAACAAAGAACAAATTCAGTTGTTGATAGATGCAACACAATCCAGAATAGATGATAAAGAGCAAGGTTGGTATGATACAATAATGGAGTACATATCAAGCGGCGGCGATGATGTAAAAAATGCACAAAATAAAAAATTGATTGATGCATTGGAATCACAAATTGCAGTGATGAAAAGAATCGCTGAAGGAATGGAAGCAAACTAACAAAATATATACACTGAGGGTTGACAATGAATATAAAATATGTTAATATAGATAAATTAGGAATAGATTATGACTTGGAAAAAGTACTTTAAAACATATGACGGTGTTCCTCGCCGGGCACCGGACACTGGCGCAGGAGATACACATGCGTCTAGTTCAAAATATAGCAGTTGGCTACCAGAAGTTTATATGGGCCAACCAAACAGAGTTCAAAGATATAGTCAATATGACCAAATGGACATGGATTCAGAGGTTAATGCGGCTTTAGATACTATCGCAGAATTTTCTACTTTGTTTAGTGAAAGTACAAAGTTGCCATTTTCTGTACAATTCAACGAAGACCCATCATTTACTGAGAACGAAGTTCTTCAAAAATCATTACGCCAATGGTGTTCAATGAATGAAATGAACAAACGTATTTTTAGAATTTTTAGAAATACAATCAAATATGGTGACCAATTATTCGTAAGAGATCCAGAAACATACAAGTTATACTGGGTAAATCCAGCAAAGGTTGAAAAAGTTGTCGTAAACGAAGGCAAAGGCAAGAAAATTGAAGCATATTATATCAAAGATATGGATATCAATATGCAAAGTCTTAACATTACTGCTGATAGTGTGAAATTATCACAAACTGGCAGTCAACATATGGGTATTCCAACTCAAACTGCTGGTACACAGCAAAGTTATTCTGCGGCTTCACCAGAAGGTTCTCGTTTTGCACAAGATATGACTTCAACTGCGGTTGATGCCAAACATGTTATTCATATATCTCTAAGTGAAGGTATAGACCAATACTGGCCTTTCGGTACAAGTATGCTTGAGCCTGTATTTAAAGTATACAAACAAAAAGAATTATTAGAAGACTCTATCATTATCTATCGTGTTCAAAGTGCGCCAGAACGTAGAGTATTTTATATTGACGTTGGTGATATGCCGACACATAAAGCACGTCAACACTTAGAACGTATTAAGAATGAAATTCATCAACGAAGAATCCCATCTAAAACAGGTGGTGGTGCTAACGTTGTTGATAGTGCATATAATCCATTATCAATTATGGAAGATTATTTCTTTGCTCAAACAGCCGAGGGTCGTGGTTCTAAAGTTGAAACACTACCAGGTGGTGAGAACTTAGGTGAAATTGATGACTTGAAATTCTTTAATGATAAACTATTAAGAGGATTGCGAGTACCACCAAGTTATTTGGGTGGTATGGATGGCAATGGTTCTGCGTTTAATGACGGTAGAACTGGCACTGCAATGATTCAAGAGTTTAGATTTACAAAATATTGTGAAAGACTACAACAACTTATCGTTGAAGAATTAGATAACGAATTTAAGATGTTCTTAAAACATCGTGGTGTTTTGATTGAAAGTAGCACGTTTGACTTATCATTTAATGTTGTTCAGAACTTCGGCAAGTATCGTCAAGCAGAAGTAGACCAAGTAGCGATGAATGTATTTACGAGTATTGAGAGTGCAGATTATATTAGTAAACGCTTTGCATTAAAACGTTTCTTAGGATTATCTGACGAAGAAGTCTTACAAAATGAAGCAATGTGGAAAGAAGAACGTGACCTTAATGATCCTCTTGCACAAAGTGAAGACAAACTTAAAGGCGTAGGTGCATCACCAGGACCAGGTGGGGATTTCGGTGGTGAAGATTTTGATCCAGATGATTTAGATGATGCAGATGAAGATGTAACGGGTACGGAGTCTCTTATTTCTGGTGCCGAAAACGCAGACACAGATACAGATTCCGACGAAAAAGCATAAATACATTAAGCAAGGGACGTATAAAACATCCCTATAATAAACTTATTCAAGGAGAATAATATCATGCCAGTAAAACAAATAATAACTATCACTGACAATAGTAACACACACGCAACATTAGCCGAATTAATGGACAAATTAACAGAAGATTGCTCAGGTCTTGCTACGACAATTGATATGGTAGAGTCATGCACTGCTGATGGAACATTAGTTACTACTGAAAAACTTTCAGAAGAAGGAGATGTCGCTACTATCACCCGTATGTGGCACGATGAATGTTGGACTAAATTTTCAGCATTAGAAGGAGTTGACGCTTCAGTATTCGCAGACGCTGGATGGACAGTAGTATCTGAAGATAGCCCTGCCCTTCCTGGATTGACAACACGTCAAGACGATGCGTTCGGCACCGACCAAGACGAAGAATAATAAAAGTAATCACGTTTTCATTGAAGACAGATAAGTTTTAGTATGAAATATATAGAAATAAACGAAAACTATTCTCCAGAAGAGGATGCATTTACGAGTATTGACCTTGAAGATACTCGTAAAACTCGCTTGACTCTTGCCCATCTTTCTAAACTAAGAAAGATAAGAGAATATAGAAAATATCAAAAAGGTGCTGAAAAAGCCCAAATCAAACAACAATACGGACCCTCAGCAGAAGCATCAGGCCCTGCTGATTTAGAACTATAATACAATATTATAAGATTACGTATCACTTTATAAAGAGTAACGATATGCTAAATATCTTAAGTTCACTGTAAAATAGTCAAAAACTACTCATTTTATCGTATATTCCCTATATACGACCATAATCCCTATAAATACTTGTGTATGAAACAAATTGTATCTTAATCTTAGATTATGGTACCCTATATGTTCGTTTCTATAACCCTGCCGCAATTGTAGTGGCTATGAATAAGATTTTTAAGGAGACTTATAATGTCAAGAAGTACACTAGAACAAGTGCTAGAATTGTTAATCAACGAAGAAACTGAAAAAGCAGAATCGCTTTTACATGATTTTGTTGTTGAACAAGCACGACAAATCCATGAGGATTCTCTTAACGAAAGCGATAACGTTGTAGAAGAAGAACTTGAGGAAATTGAAGAAACAGAAGAAGTCGAATCTTTAGCAGATGATATCGAAGAAGATTCAGACGAGATTGAAAATGAAGAAATTTATGACGATGAAGATATTTCAGATGAAGAGGCTGAAGATGACTTAGAAATGAGTGATGAAGAAGCACCTGAAGAAGAAATTGAAGACAGAGTAGAAGATTTAGAATCAGCATTAGCAGACTTAGAAGCAGAATTTGAAAAAATTATGTCTGGCGAAGTAGACGATGCTACAGATGAAGACGAAGAAGTTGATATGGAAGATGAAATCGACTTAGACTTAGATTTAGATGTTGAAGAATCATTAGAAGATGAAGCATTTGCTGAAGAAGTAACTGAAGAAGATTCAACTGATGAAGAAGCAGTAGAAGAGGCTTCAACTGAAGATTTAGATGAAGAAGAAGAAGAAAAATTGGAAGAATATACTATTCCAGTTTCTGCAAAAGAAGGCGCTGATGGCGAGAAAGATTCTCCAGTAGCGAAAGATGGTGGTGCAGACGAAAGTGATGCAGGACCAGTTGGACAAAAAGATGGTAATACATCTGGCGGTTCAGCAAAAGCAGAAGACATGAAAACAGGTAATGTAAATGTTGTTGGTAACAAGAAAGCACCAGCACCAAAAGCCTAAGTAAATATTCTATTTGGAGAAAGCAATGACCATTCTTATTGAGAGATTAACATATAATGAAGCAAATGTAAAATCACGAATCGTTGAAAGCGAGGACGGTAATAAGAGTATGTTCATGGAAGGAATTTTTGTTCAAGGTAACGTTAAAAATGCCAACGAACGAATATACCCGGTGAAAGAAATCGCTAAAGCAGTAGAAAACGTCCAAGGAAGAATTAAGGATGGATTTCCAGTGTTAGGCGAGTGCGACCACCCACCTGAATTGACAGTCAACGTTGACCGTGTTTCACATATAATTGAAAACATGTGGATGGATGGTCCAAACGGCTTTGGTAAACTTAAAATTGTTCCTACACCAATGGGTAACATTATTAGAACATTAATCGAATCAGGCGCCACTTTAGGTGTCTCTTCTCGTGGTTCTGGTGAAGTTGATGCCAGTGGTAATGTGAGCAATTATGAGATTATTACAGTTGATATCGTGGCACAGCCAAGTGCCCCGGAAGCATATCCAAAAGCAATATATGAAGGATTAATGAACATGCAAGGTGGCTACGATACGTGGAAACTTGCACAAGATGTTCAAAACGACAAATACGCACAAAAATATTTGTCAAAAGAAATAGTTAAGTTCATAAGAGAACTAAAACTTTAATAGAAGAAGGAGAACCAACGATGGCAACAAATGAAATCCTTGCTGGTCTTCTTGAGTCTGATGTTTTGAGTGAAGAAGTAAGTATTCAAATATCAGAGGCTTGGGAAGCACAAATAAATGAAGCAAGAGAAGAGATAACAGCCGAGTTGCGTGAAGAATTCGCACAGAAGTTTGAACACGACAAATCAGTAATCGTAGAAGCAATGGATAACATGCTTACTACTGCGATTAAAACTGAAATGGATGAGTTTAAAACAGACCGCGAACAACTAATCGCAGAACGTGTTGCATATAAGAAAGCAATTTCTGAACATGCATCTCTACTTGAAAGATTCATTACTTCTCAACTAGCATCAGAAGTGAAAGAACTCCGAGCGGATCGTGCGAAAGTTAACGAACATTTAGGAAGAACTAAAGAATTCGTAGTTAAACAACTTTCACGTGAACTAGCAGAGTTTCACAATGATAAGCGTGACTTAGTGGAAACTAAAGTACGCATGGTAGCAGACGGTAAAGAAATTTTTACTAAAACTAAAAATGCATTTATCAAACGTTCAGCAGAATTAGTCGAAAAGACTATTGACAAGGCTTTACGTTCTGAATTGTCTGTTCTTAAAGAGGACATTCAAACGGCTAAAGAAAACGAGTTTGGCCGTAAGATTTTTGACACATTCGCAGGCGAATTCATGACTTCACAATTAAGTGAAGGAACTGAAGTTGCTAAGATTACTAAGAAATTAGATAAATCTGCTACTAAGATTGCGAAGTTAGAAGAAACAATCACTGAGAAAGAAAAAGCCATTACAAACGCGGAAACAGCACAGCGTGTACTAGAAGACAGAATGGACCGACAAAAGGTCATGGAAGGTCTTTTATCACCGCTAGGCAAAGAAAAGCGTAACGTAATGATAGACTTACTTGAAACAGTAAAAACAACGAATTTAAAGACTGCATTTAAGAAGTATTTACCTGCAGTGTTGAATGAAGGTGTCTCGTCAGAGGCAAAACAATCGTTAAATGAAGGCAAAGTAACAGAACACACTGGCAACAGAGATGAACAGATAATTATTTCATCAACAGAGTCAGAAAGTAGCGATGCCAATATAATCCAGTTAAAGAAATTGGCTGGACTTAAATAATTAAGGAGAAAAAGATGGAAAATCTTTTCGAAGGAAAAAATTGGGACACTACACGTGAAACACTTCTAGACGGTTTAGAAGGTAACAAACGTGACGTAATGTCTTCAGTTTTAGAAAACACAAAACAAGCACTAACAGAAAGTGCTACAGCAGGTGGAACATCGGCTGGTAATATGGCTACTTTAAACAAAGTTATTTTACCAATCATTAGACGTGTTATGCCTACTGTAATTGCAAACGAAATCATTGGTGTTCAACCAATGACTGGTCCAGTTGGACAAATTCACACATTGCGTGTACGTTATGCGGACACTGTAGGTTCTACTACAGCAGGTTCAGAAGCACTATCACCTTTTGATATTGCTGAAGCATACTCAGGCGACGGCTCAGCGGCTCCGGCAGCAACAGCGTCACTTGAAGGTACTGGCGGTAACAGAATGTCAATTCAAGTTCTAAAGCAAACAGTTGAAGCGAAAACTCGCAAACTATCTGCTCGTTGGACATTTGAAGCGGCACAAGATGCCAATGCAATGCATGGTCTAGACGTTGAAGCAGAAATCATGGCAGCACTTGCTATGGAAATCACTGCTGAAATCGACCAGGAAATCTTAACATCATTAGGCAACCTAGCAACAGGTTCTGCGTCATATGACCAGACTCAAGCAACAGGTACTCCAACTTTCGTTGGTGATGAGCATGCCGCTCTAGCAACAATGATGAACAGAGAAGCAAACCTAATTGCTCAACGTACTCGTAGAGGCGCGGCAAACTGGGCAGTTGTATCACCTGCGGCACTAACTGTGCTACAGTCTGCAACTACATCAGCATTTGCTCGTACTACTGAAGGTACTTTTGAAGCACCTACAAACACTAAGTTTGTTGGTACTCTAAATGGTACTATGCGTATCTATGTAAATACATACGCCGGTGACGCAACACCAGTACTACTTGGCTATAAAGGTTCAGGCGAAATAGACGCGGCTGCGTTCTATTGCCCATACATTCCATTGATGTCATCAGGCGTTGTAGTTGATCCGTCAACTTTCGAGCCAGTTGTTTCATTTATGACTCGTTATGGCTATGTTGAACTTAACAACACTGCATCATCACTTGGTAATGCGGCTGATTACGTTTCAAAAATTGCAATAAGCAACCTTTCATTCCTATAATATTTTATTATATTATAAATTGAATATAGAAAGCCACCTTAGGGTGGCTTTTTTATTGTCTGATTCCAAACCCCATAAGATAAATACAATAAACATATAACTTATTGATATTTTCGGAATAATATAATGGCAGAACAGATTAAATTTGGGGATAAACTCTTTCTCAAGGGCAACACAATAATCCTAGATAATGGCGCTGGCGCTGGTGTTATTAAATCTGAAAGTGGAACAGTTCAAATTGAAGGTAATCTCTTAGTAACTGGTGACATGACAACAGTTAATTCACTTCAAACTAGTTTTGCTGACCCTACAATTTTACTTAACGGCGACCTTACAGGAGCACCAACAGAATCTGTCGGTATAGAAATCAATCGTGGTAGTTCAGCGAACAAATTATTAACATGGAATGAAACAGACGATAAATGGACAGTCAATGGCGAGTCTTTTGTTGCTGGTACATTTGAAGGTAATCTAACTGGTAACTTAACGGGTGATGTAACATCAACAGGAACAAGTACATTTTCAAGTATTGATATAAATGGTGGAACAATAGATGGTACTCCAATTGGTGCAACTACTCCCGCGGCTGGTAATTTTACTCTTATAACTGGTGACGGTTCAGCAATTACTAATGTTTTTACAAATTATAATACTGATAATTTAACAGAAGGTACAACAAATTTATTTTACACAGACGAACGTGTAGACGACAGAATTGATAATTTATTTGATGCGGCATATGGATTGTCTGCGACTTATGATGACGTATCAAATGAATTTGTTATACAATTTGATCCAATTAACGCTGGTACAGGAACTGCGATACTAGACACAACAGATACAGTACAAGCAAAGTTTAGAACTATTCGAGAGGGGCAAGTTGGCTCAGGTGGTCACGGTGACTTATTAGTCTCACTTTCTGGTGATGAGATTGTAATAGATACTAGTTCAAAACTAAACGAGTTAGCAAATAACACATTTACTGGTAATGGTTCTGTTAGTATCTACACATTGCCATATGCAGTGTCTCAAGATTGGCAAGTACTAGTTTATATTGATGGTGAAGTTCAACATCCAGTAACTAACTACGCAATTTCTGGCACAACATTAACATTGACATCTCCGTTGGGTAACGGTGCTAAGATGGATGTTTTAAAGTTGGCAACAAATACAACGACAAGTTCTATAACAGACGCAACCACATTAGGTGGAAATCTTCCAAATCACTTCTTAAGTTGGGCGCAGACTACAGGTACACCAACTACAATTGCAGGCTATGGCATTACAGACGCTATGACTTCAACAGCAATCACATCAGCAATAGCAACAGCAGTGGCAACAAAAGATAATACGGATGAAATTACTGAAGGTACAACTAATTTATATTTCACTAATGCTAGAGCCGATGCACGTATTACAGCGGCAAGTTTATCAGATTTATCAAACGTACACACTACAGCACCAACAGATGGTCAAGTACTTAAATGGGATAACACAAATACAAGATGGGCACCAGAAACAGATTCGGGGCACACTACAACAGATACATTAACAGAAGGTTCAACTAATCTTTATTATACAGATGCAAGAGCCAGAAACTCTATTAGTGTTTCAGGAGATTTAACTTATAATTCATCAACTGGTGTTATTTCATCAAGTGGGCTTGCTTCTTCTACTACAGATGATTTAGCAGAGGGTTCAACTAATTTATATTACACATCTACTAGAGCAAATACAGATTTTGATACAAGATTAGCAACTAAGTCAACAACTAATTTAGCAGAAGGAACTAATTTATATTATACAACAGCACGTGATACATCACAGTTCAACACAGATTTAGCAACTAAATCAACAACTAATTTAACAGAAGGTAGTAATTTATACTATACATCTACTAGAGCAAATACAGATTTTGATACAAGACTAGCAACAAAAGATACAGATGACTTAGCAGAAGGTTCATTAAGTTTATATTATACAGATGCAAGGGCACAAGCAGTTTCAATAAACAATATTGTAGAAGATACTACTCCTCAGTTAGGTGGAGATTTAGATTTAAATACATTTGACCTTACTACAACTGATGACATTGTTACTCTAACAACAACAGCAACGTCAAGTTTAACATCAGGAACTGTTACAGCATCAACAGACACAAATTTATCTAACACAACAGTTACAGTTAACACACAGGCGGATGTTGGAAACGCAGTAAGTAGTTACATAACTCTTACTACGACTGAAATAACTAATTTAGGATTTGAAGGTGAGATATCATTAACTTATTTTGGCGCGGCTGCTCCAACAAGTAATTTTGTTTGGCGAGATGTATCTGATAGTGCAGAACAAAATAATATGATTACTGTTTATTCTCCGCCAACAGACGAATACACATTTACATTACCAACAGATCCAACATTTCCAATAAATTCACTTGATAATGATATTTACTTCAAGCAATATGCTTATGGAGAAATGACAGTAACGACTTCAACTACATTGACTAGTAGTAATATTCAACTTAAAGATTCTAATGGATTTTATATTGATAATGACCACGTAACAGTTACTAATACTTCTGGCAATGATTATAAGATTGTTTTTTGGACACACGATGTAACTGTTGGAGAAGTTATTGAAGTAGTTAGTCCATCAGCCCAAACAGCATTGTTTACTTGGGGCAGAGAAACATTTTCTGAAACTGGACTAGTTGCAACTGCTGAAAGTTTCTCTTTAACATCATCTACTAATGATATTTTTGCAATGGGTGATTTAGAGTTCACAACAGGATTATTAACTGGTGAAGTAGTAGGAACTCTAATTTATGACCATCCTACTGGTTCTTCTATACTATCTGGATTAACAACAGTTACGATAGATGGAACGGGATATCAGTCTGCACTAACAGTAACTGATGTTCCAATTATAATGACTGGTAATACAGGTACGACAAATGAATTAAGTTTAGTAGTTGGTTCGGCAACAGATGCAAGACTTTGGTTACTTGATAGTTCAGGAGATTTAATTTATAAATTCCCTGTCGCAGATGGCACAGCAAACCAAGTAATGAAGACTGATGGTTCAGGTGATATATCATGGACAACATTAACAACAGATGACATTGCAGAGGGTTCAACTAATTTATATTACACAGATGCTCGTTGGGATATCAAGATGGCAGCCGCTTCTACAAGTGATTTGTCAGAAGGAACAAACTTATATTATACAGATACGAGAGCAGATGCAAGGGCACAATTAAAAATTGACGCATTAGTAGATTCAGCACCAGGCACATTAGATACGTTAAACGAATTAGCCGCGGCGTTAGGTGATGATGCAAATCACGTTACTACTATGACTAATTTGGTTAGTGCTAATACAATATTAGTCAATAATCTTACACACGATGGATTTGCAGATTTCGTTGCAAACGAACACATAGATTGGACAACAGACCAAGGTTCAACTAATATACATGCAGGTAACTATACTGATACTGGAGATACAACTTATGTAGATTCAGATTGGAATCACGACAATTTAACTGGCTTTGTTGCAAACGAACATATTGATTGGACAACAGCCTCAGCAGGAACTATTGATCCTAGTAACTATGTTAACACAGGTAACACAACTTATACAGCAGGAACTGGACTTACTCTTGTTGGAACAGAATTCAGAAACACTGCTCAAGACCAAACAGTATCACTAACAGGAACAGGTGCTACTACTGTTACTGGAACATATCCTACCTTTACTATTGATAGTACAAACTCAACTACAGATATTACAGGAAGTATAATTCCAGCAACAGATAACACATATGACTTAGGTAGTACTACTAAAAAGTATGCCAACATATATGGTCACACAGTAGAAGCAACATATGCCGATATCGCAGAACGATATGCAACTGACGTTCCTTATGAAGAAGGAACAGTTGTAGTATTTGGTGGCGAATCAGAAATAACAACAACGACAGAGACAGGAGATGTTTCTGTTGCGGGCGTGATTTCTACAAATCCAGCACTCAAGTTAAACGCAGACGCAGGTAATTCACAAACTCATCCTTACGTAGCATTGAAAGGAAGAGTTCCATGTAAACTAATTGGTCCCGTATCAAAAGGTGATTTAATTGTCACCGCCGATAATGAGCCGGGTTATGCTCAAAGCATTGGCAAGAATGACGCAGGTCATTCAGTGTTTGCCAAATCTATAGAAACAGACTTAACAGACGGTAAAAAAGTCATAGAAGTTTCTATTCTGTAGTTAACTATAAGCATTGCTTTTTGATAGGCAACGATAAATACTACTGTAGAGAGGATATAAAGGGTCTCTTTATAACTTATGTAGAAGAAAGAATTCCTTATTCACTATCGTTCATTAAATGGATGAGTATTTAAATAAATCTCTTCTACTAGACTAACCTTTAATTTAGTCGAGGGAATGGAAACATTCTTATTAATAATATTTTATAAAATATAAGACGGGAGAAAAATAAAATGGCAGCATATGCAATTCAATTCCGACGTGGTACAACGACAGAACATAACTCTTTCACAGGTTTATTGGGTGAAGTTACTGTTGACACAACTAAGAAAACAATAGTTGTTCACGACGGTTCAAACGCGGGCGGTTCGGCCCTGGCACTAGAGGGTGCCGCAACGAACACAACTACTGGTACATTCTCATCGAATGTAACTATCGGTGGTACATTATCAGTTGCTGGTAATTTAACCATGACTGGACACGTATTGCCTTCGGCAGACGTAACTTATGACTTAGGTTCATCTTCAAAACAATGGAGAGACATCTACGTTGGTCCTGGTTCATTATACGTTAATGGTACAAAAGTTATCGAAGATGACTCTGGTACGATTAACATTACAACAGATATAAACGAAGACCTTAAAATCACTACAAGTGGTACAGGTACTTTAAAACTAATTTCGGCAAATGGTATTAACCTTACTGGCGAACTTGGTGCAACTTCAGGTGATTTACAAATCGGTGACCACATTGATATGAACTCATACTTGATTAAAGAAGTAGCAACTCCGGTTTCTACTACTGATGCGGCAAACAAAGCGTACGTTGATACAACGTCTGCTTCAGCAGTAACAGGTGGTGCAAATGCACTTTCAGTAACAACTGGTGCTTTCTCTGGTAACGTAACTATGGCAGGTAACTTAACAGTTTCTGGTACAACTACAACAATTAATACAGCACAAATTAATATTGCTGATAATATTATTGTATTAAATTCAGATGCTACAGGTACTGCTACAATCAACGCTGGTATAGAAGTAGAACGTGGTGATGATGCGAACAAACAATTGATATGGGACGAAACAAACGACAGATGGTCACTTTCTAGTGAAGACATTGATGCTTCTACTTTTATCGGTAATTTAACTGGTAACGTAACTGGTGCTTTAACTGGTAACTCTGCTGGTGTTCATACTGGTGATGTAACTGGTAATATAACTGGTAATATAACTGGTAATGTAACTGGTGATGTAACTGGTAATGTAACTGGTAACTCTGCTGGTGTTCATACTGGTGCAGTAACTGGTGCAGTAACAGGTAATGTAATTGGTAACGTAACTGGTAACTTAACTGGTAACTCTGCTGGTGTTCATACTGGCGCAGTAACTGGTAACGTAACTGGTAACACTTCAGGTAGTGCAGGTACTGTAACAAGTATCGCGGCACATTTACTAGACGAAGACAACATGGCTTCAAATAGTGCAACTAAAGTTGCTTCACAACAGTCTGTTAAGGCTTATGTTGATGCACAAATATTAACAGAAGATAACACAGACGAAATCGTTGAAGGTTCAACTAACCTTTATTATACAGATGCAAGAGCAAGAGCGGCAATTTCTGCTACTGGCTCTCTAGCGTATAATTCAACAACTGGTGTTATATCATTCACAATGAATGATGAAACAGTAGAAGATATTGTTGGTGGAATGCTTACAGGTAATACTGAAACAGGTATTACAGTAACTTATGAAGATTCTGACGGTACGATGGACTTCGTAGTTGCAAGTCAAACTGACGAAAACTTTACAACAGCAGACCATTCTAAGTTAGATGGTATCGAAGCAAGTGCGACAGCAGACCAAACTGATGCAGAAATCAGAGCGGGAGTTGAAGCGGCTTCAGATTCAAATGTATTCACTGATGCAGACCATAGCAAATTAAATGCTATAGAGTCTACAGCAGATGTTACAGATGGAACTAACGTAGCGGCGGCTGGTGCAGTTATGGAATCAGATGCAACAACGGCAGCAATGTCAATGGTTGTAGATGAAGACAACATGGTTTCAAACAGTGCTACTAAACTAGCAACACAACAGTCTATCAAGGCTTATGCAGACGCAGGTGATTCTTCAACATTATCATCAGCACAATCATATGCAGATACAGCCGAAGCAGACGCAGTTACTACAGCGGCGGCAGCGGCAGAAGCAAAAGACGTTGCTCGTATGACAACTTCAGATGCTTACGCAGATGCCTCAGAAGCGGCAGCAATCGCTTCAGCGGAATCTAAAGATATCGCACGTATGGTAACTTCAGATGCTTACGCAGATGCCTCAGAAGCGGCAGCAGTTTCTACAGCAAGTGCAGACGCAACTTCTAAAGCAAATGCAGCCCAATCGGCAGCAGTTTCTACAGCAAGTGCAGACGCAACTTCTAAAGCAAATGCAGCCCAATCGGCAGCAGAAGCAACAGCAAGTGCAGATGCAACGGCTAAAGTTGCTGTTCTTACAGCAGGTGCATCAGCATCATTAGATACATTACTTGAAATTGCTAACGTAATGGCTACTGACACTGAACTGTCTAACGCAATCGCGGCTCTTAATCACGATTCTCTATCGGGTTTCGTTGCTAACGAGCATATTGATTGGACAGCAGACCAAGGTGCAACTAACGTTCACGCTGGTAACTACACAGATACTAATACTACTTACTCAGTAGGCGATGGTGGGTTAACTCAAATTAACTTTACATCAGCAGACAACAGTAAGTTAGATGGTATTGCGGCAAGTGCAACAAATGTCACTAATAATAATCAGATAACTAACGGTGCTGGTTATATCACAGGGTATACTAATACAACTTATACTGCCGGTAACGGTTTAGGACTAAGTGGTACAGTGTTCTCAATGGATGGACAGTATACTGGAGACTTTACAGTATCTGGTGATATTACTGCTCAAGGTGGTGATGTAACTGCTACTCGCTTTAATGGTACAGCAACTTACGCCTTATACGCCGACCTTGCAGAAAGATATGCGGCTGATGCCCCATATGAAGAAGGCACGGTTGTAATGTTTGGTGGTGAAGCAGAAGTAACTTCTGCTCAAGGCTATGGTTCAACTAAGATTGCAGGTGTAGTTTCTACTAAGCCAGCATTCGCAATGAACGAAGCGGCTGGTAACTCAGAAACTCATCCATATATTGCTCTACAAGGACGTGTTCCATGTAAAGTAATGGGTACAGTTTCTAAAGGCGACATGCTTGTTGCTTCAGAAGTTTCAGGTATTGCTACAGCATGGACTGATTCAACTACAGACCCTCGTATGACAGCATACGTTGGTATTGCGATTGAAGACAAGACAACTGACGCAGTTGGTTACATTGAAGTTAAAGTAGGTAAGTAATAATTAATTAATACTTTACAAAGCAATTCAAAAGGGGGCAGAAATGCTCCCTTTTTTTGTTCGTAGTTTACTTTTTAGCAATAAGTAGATAAATAAGAGTGTAGGGATAACAATATTCCCACCAAGCAAGATTAAAGAACATGTTCTTTAATTTATAATAACACTCTAAAAGGAGACATTAACATGGCATCAGTAACAAAAACGCATGACACATGGTCAGAAGGTCAATTCTTAACAGGAAGCCTAACACATTTCACAATCGCACACGCATCTATCGTAATCAAAGATTTAGTAGAAGCGGCATCAATGAGAGCAACAGTTGTTCTAGTTGGTGACGGTGGCGCCAGAATCGCAGTTGAAAACAACGGCGCATGGACGGCAGCAACTTTGCAAACTGAATTGGGTGCAGGCTGGACAGTAACAGACTTCGTATACTAATATAGTATTAAGTTTATACAGAAAACCAAAACCCCTCTTTACGAGGGGTTTTTTAATGTCTGAGTTTTAATTTTTATCTCTTTTGCATAAATACTATTGTAAGTCAGATAAAGACTTGCGATGGTTGAGATATCTTCCGACCAATCAAATGACTGAGATTCTTCCGGTCAGTATATCTGAGATTCTTTCCAGATATATAAAAAATCAAAAACTAAGCAAAACAAAGAATCCTTTTTAAGGTAATTCTATGTTTATTATTCCGTGTATGATATATGGAATAATTATTTAATGGCTATTTATAGGAGATAATATAATGGCTGATATAAAAAACTTTGGTATCAAAGGTATTGGTGCAGACGTTCAGTTTGGTAAGTCAGGCGGTCGTGTTGTTTATGATTCGGGTAACTCCCTTTTCAAAGTAACAACTGACGGTTCTACACTTGGCAATATGAATGTTGCAACTCCAACCTCGGATAACCATGCGGCAAACAAAAGTTATGTTGACAATGTTGCTTCAGGATTGGATGTAAAAGATTCAGTTCGTGCGGCTTCAACAGCAACATTAACTATAAGTGGACCTGGTGCGACAATTGATGGCGTAACTATGGCAGCGGGCGACCGTGTTCTACTTAAGAACCAGTCTACTGGTTCACAAAATGGTATCTATCTATGGACTGGAGCCGCGTCAGCAATGACACGTGCTACTGATATGGATGGTGCTGATGAGTTCGTTGGCGCTTTTTTCTTTGTTGAAGAAGGTACTATAAACTCTGACCAAGGCTTCGTATGTTCTACTAACGGCACTATTGTTGTTGGTACTACTTCTATCGCTTTTACACAATTTACAGGTACTGGACAACTTACAGCAGGTAGCGGTTTATCTAAATCAGGTAACACGTTTAATGTTAATGTTGACGATACTTATATAAAAGTTGATGGTTCAGATGACCTTACAATTAAAGGTACAACTACTACTGGTGAAGTATTAAAATCAAATGGTTCTGGCGGCGTTGCCTACGGTGCTTTAGATTTAACTAATGCTAACGCTATAGCAGGTGCCTTACCACTAATAAACGGTGGCTTGGGTGTTGACGCATCTAGTGCCGGTGGCAAAACAACTGCACGTTCAAACCTAGGTTTGGGCTCAATGGCTGTACAGAATTCAGGTTCTGTTGCAATCACTGGTGGTTCAATTGACATTTCAGGTGGAACTTTAACTCTAGCGGCTAACCAAATCTCTGGTGATAAAATCTCAGGTGGTACAATTGACTCTGCAAACCTTTCAGGTGGTGCAGGCAAGACTATCTCTGCATTTGATATTACTATTGCGGCTGGTAAGACTCTAGACATTGATGGTGTTGTTGATATTGATGCTTCAAGTGGTAACATTGATAATGTTGCTATTGGTAGTACAACTTCAGCGGCAGGTACATTTACAACTATGGCTTCTAATTCAGTTGACATTAATGGTGGTGCTATTGACGGCGTTACTATTGGTGGTACTGTTGCAGGTGCTATAACAGGTACAAACATAACGGCTTCAGGTACTCTGAAAGCAAATACACTAGATAACTATTCGGGCACAAACATTGCTGTTTCGGCTCCAATGGATATCACTGGTGATGTAGCAGTAACTGGTACAATGACAGCAACTACGGCTCTTAAATCTGATTTAATCAGTGAAAGAACTGGCGCGGCTGGTGTTACTGTTGATAGTGTTTTACTTAAAGATGGTAATGTAACTGGTACAGTAACTGGTAATGTAACTGGTAACTTAACTGGTAACGTAACTGGTGCTTTAACTGGTAACTCTGCTGGTGTTCACACTGGTGCAGTAACAGGTAATGTAACTGGTAATGTAACTGGTAACTTAACTGGTAATAGTGCAGGTGTTCACACAGGTAATGTAACTGGTAACTTAACTGGTGATGTAACTGGTGATGTAACTGGTGATGTAACTGGTAACTCTGCTGGTGTTCATACTGGTTCAGTTAACGTTTCAGGTGATACTCTAACTCTAGCGGCTAATCAGATTTCTGGTGATGCACTAGACGGTGGTACATATTCTAACTTTACTTCAACTGGTATTGATGATAATGCAGACCAAACAGTCCTAACTTTAGGTGCTGATGAGTCGGCTTTATTTGCAGGCGCAGTTACAGTAACTGGTAACTTAACAGTTAACGGTGCTTTAACTACAATTGATACAACTAATACTACTATTGAAGATAACGTCATTGTTCTTAACAAAGGCGAAGCAGGTGCAGTCGTTACTGAAGGCACAGCAGGTATAGAAATTGATAGAGGTACAGGTGATAATGCAACTCTACTTTGGAACGAAACTGGAACTCAGTGGGAAATCAAAGAAGGTACATCATTAACTGACCTTAAAGCAAGTACATTTATTGGTGCCTTAACTGGTGCTGTAACTGGTAACGTAACAGGTAATTTAACTGGTGATGTAACTGGTGATGTAACTGGTGATTTAACAGGTGCAAGTGCTGGTGTACATACTGGTGCAGTTATTGGTAACGTAACTGGTAACGTAACAGGTGATATAACTGGTGATGTAACTGGTGATATAACTGGTGATGTAACTGGTAACTTAACAGGTAACTCTGCTGGTGTTCACACAGGTGCAGTAACAGGTAATGTAACTGGTAATGTAACTGGTAACTTAACTGGTAACTCTGCTGGTGTTCATACTGGTGCAGTAACTGGTGCTTTAACTGGTAACTCTGCTGGTGTTCACACGGGTAATGTAACTGGTAACTTAACTGGTAACTCTGCTGGTGTTCACACGGGTAATGTAACTGGTAACTTAACTGGTAACAGTGCAGGTGTTCACACAGGCGCAGTAACTGGTGCAGTAACAGGTAATGTAACTGGTAATGTAACTGGTAATTTAACTGGTAACAGTGCTGGTGTTCATACTGGTGCAGTAACTGGTAACGTAACTGGTGATGTAACTGGTAATTTAGTAGCGGGTACTGTTGATATCAACGGTGGTGCTATTGATGGAACTACAATCGGTGCTAATACATCGGCTGCAGGTACATTCTCTACAATGACAACTGCAAGTGCGGCTATAACAGGCGGTACTGCGGCAATGACAACAGTCACAGCAACTAATCTAAACTCAGGTAACGCTACTATAACAGGTGGTGCTATTTCTGGTGCAGATGTTAATATGACTGGCAAAACATTGACATTAGTTAATGATTCAATTTCAGGTGATAAGATTCACGCTGGTACTATTTCTAACGCTTCTTTGGTTGGTTCTGCTGACACAATGAGTGGTTATGATATTACTGTAGGCGCGGGTCGTACAATAGACGTATCTGCGGGTACTCTAACATTAGCGGCTAACCAGATTTCTGGTAACTCTGTTGATGGTGGTACAATCTCTACATTTGCTTCAACTGGTATTGATGACAATGCAACAGCAACAAAGTTAACACTTTCAGACACTACTGCAACATTTGGTGTTGCTGGTGACTTTGGTGCTAACACACTAGCGGCAGGTGCTTCGACACTTGGTTCGCTATCAGTAACTGGAAACGCTTCAGTAACTGGTAATCTAACAGTTTCGGGTTCTGTAACAACTACTCTATCTGAAACAGTTGCAATCGAAGATAACATTATCGTTCTTAACTCTAATCATACTGGTGCGGCTACACAAGACGCTGGTATTTTAGTTGAACGTGGTGCGTCTGACGATGCGGCTCTAAACTGGAATGAAACAACTGACGGTTGGGAATTGCTTGTAGGTTCTGCTAAAGCAGACTTACATATCATGGATCTAACTGTTAATGAAATCACTCTAGCAAACGATCTACCATTAAACATGGGTGGTACACATACTGATACTTCAGGTTATGGTGCAAATTCACTTATGATAATGAGTGGTTCAGCAGGAGTTTCAGAACTTGCTAAAGGTTCTAATTCAACTGTACTTAAAGTGGCTTCAAACGGTTCTCTTGGTTATGCGAAAGTAGATTTAACTGCTGACATAACTGGCACTCTTCCAATTGCGAATGGTGGTACTGGTTTGACAGCGGCTGGTTCTGATAATAAAGTTATGACTTCAAATGGTTCAGCACTAGGTATGGAATACGTAAGTCAATTACGTAATTCAACTGGCGTTATGGCTATTGATGGTTCTGGCGTTACTTCAGGTTCTGGTGAATATATTGCATTAACTAATGCAACTGGTAAAGTAACACTAACTGCCAAAAACGCAGCCGGTTCTGGCGCTGTAGATATGTATCTACAAGGTCAAGCAGGCGGTGATGTATTTATTGTTGGTCAATCAGGCGAAGCCTTAATTCAAGGTGAAGTTAATACTGACTTAACAGTAGGTGGTGGTGATGCTTCTGGCAGTGCGGCAGGTGACTTAATCCTTAAAGGTGGTAATGGTGTAGGCGGCAACGCTTCAGGTTCTGTTATCGTTAAAGGTGGTAACGGCGGCGCTTCAGACGGAAACGTTCAGATTAAGGACGCAGACGACAATGAAATCGCTACTTTTGTAACGGTTGCAAATGCGGTTGATTACTTAACAGTAACTAATGGTATTGGCGGTGTAGAACTAGCAATGGCTGGTGACACTACAAACGTCAATTTGAAATTGGCTCCAAAAGGTTCTGGTCTTGTACTAGCACCTTCAGGTTATGATATGTCAAGTGGCGTGGATCATGCACTAGCATCTAAAGGATATGTTGACACGAAAGCGTCAGAATCAGGTTCTTCAGGTACTAGACGTGTGGCTTTCACTGCTAACGGTTCATCTTCATTCACAATTGGCACAATGGCTAACATTGCAGGAAAGTCTTACTACGTAAGTCGTATTTCTGCTAAAGTTACTACTGCTTTTGTTGGTGCAGACGAGTTAGTTATTTCTGACGGCACAAATACTCTAATGGCTACAACTGAGGCTGACCTTTCTGAGGGCGGTTTATATATTGTAGACTTAGGTTTTGAAAATGCTACAACAGGTGGTGCAACTATTACTGGTACAATCCAGAATGGCGGCGCATCTGCTTCACCTACAACTGGTGCAGTAATTGTTACAGCAGAATACAAGCAAATCTAATTTGTAAGTAATCTATAATAACTAATTACCATTACGGTGATATAAAAAGGGGAACTAAGTTCCCCTTTTTTTCGTTCTGTGTTTAAAAAAAGATATATATAGACTTAAAAGATAAATACTAACTAGAGAAAATATCTTTAACGACAGACTTAATTTATTAGGACTGACATTAAAATGAACGTTGAGGAACGACAATGGCAGTAACGATTAATGCGAAAGGAACAAGTGTTCCTTACTTTAAAATTGGTAAGCAGGGAACAACTTTCTTTCAAGGAACTTCGGACCCGAGCAGTACTTATACAGTAAACACAAATGACATTTGGTTTGATACAACAAATGGCACAGTAAAGTTTCGTGTCTCAAATGCATGGTCGGGAATTACGACTGCCTCAGATTTAACTGTAACTGGCGACTTAACAGTTCAAGGTACCACAACTACAGTACACTCAACAGAAATTCAAGTACAAAATTCTTTAAAGTTTGAAGGTTCTACTTCAGATGCTTACGAAACAAATTTAACAGTTGAAGACCCAACAGCGGACAGAACTGTTACGATACAAAATGCAACAGACACTTTGGTTGGTAGAGCAACAACAGATACATTAACCAATAAATCAGTTGACCTAACAAATAATACTTTGTCTGGAACATTGACTGAGTTCAATACTGCATTATCTGGTGATAATTTTGTTTCTTTGACAGGTACTGAAACACTTACAAACAAAACTTTAACTAGTCCGACACTTAATGGATCTGAGATGACTACTACTGGTGCTATTGTAATACCAACAGGTACAACAGCACAAAGACCAGGAACAGCAGTTGTTGGTATGTTACGTTTTAATTCTGATGTAGATTATTTTGAAGGATTCAATGGCGCATCTTGGGTCAAACTTGGACACTTATTAGCAACTGGTGATTCACACGACTTTGGTGCTATTACAGAAACTTCAGATGTGGCTAGCATTAATTACGGTGCTATTACAGACACAGATACAGATTCTTACACATATGATAGAGGTTTAATAACGGATTCTGACCTTATTGCATAACAATCAAGTCTAATTTTAGATAAATACTATATATAGTTTGGAGATATCATTATGGCAAGAATACACGGCGCGGCAACAGCAGGTGAAAACCTAGCAGGAAACATTAACTTTTATACAATGTATGTAAAGACATTGGATATTACACACACTGGCGATATATTAGACCAAACTCAACAAAACTTAGATGATATAGTAAATATTATATCATTGGTTGCACAGCCTGTCATTATGAATAATCCATTATCAGTTACGCTAGACAGTCTAGCACCAACTTTAACTGGCGCTGGTTTTATCTTTAAGTTTGCAGTAGAACACGGTAAAGTGTTTGAAGCGGGCGGGGATAATATTGCAGTTCTAAATCAAATCTTTTTTGGCACAACAATTGACGGAGTTACACTTGAACCGGCAAACGTAGAATTTACGATGTCAGACCTTCTTTAGAAGAAATTACTTAAATATTTTTTTGATAGTTCTACAAAAGTTTGTAGAACCTTTAGGGTCAACAGGTAATGAGTTCTCTTCAATCCACTCAGGAAACTTTTCAAACAGTGTTTTCCACTGAATCATTTCATTATGTAAATCTACTATTTTCTTTAGATGTTCACTAGTGTTTGGATAATTGTGGTCAGTTTTTAACTTATTGACACGTTGTTTACATTCATTTAAGTCATCAATATCTCGATTGATTGCCAAAAATATTACTTCGAATGCCTCTATCTTGTTGAATTTATTGATAAGAAATTGATGATGTTTGTTTTTTGGTTTACCGTCATAGAGAAACATAATTTCTTGTAAATCATAGTATAGGGCTTTCACTGGATTAATACTTTCTCTGTATCTTTTTACTATTTCTTCAATAGCAAATCCTGAACTTTCCGTTGATAAATTTTCCAGCACACTTATAGCCAATATATTAATTCGTTGACTACTTGCTGATAATAATTTTTTTGATTCTTCTTTTACCTTTGCGACTACTATATCTACAAGGCGTGTCTCAGTAACGTTCAAGTCTCTTTTAAGATATTCTACATGTCCTGGACTTGAATGAACGATAGTTCTTCTTAGGCTGTCCGTGATTCTTTCACCTTTAAGAACTTGCTTACAATCACGAATGAATCGTTGTTTTTCTAAGTTTATTATATGATTCACTATGTCTCCTCAAAACTTCTCTCTTACAATAGTATTTAGGATGTTGACTCGGCGGTCAAAGTGACGATATAATGTTTTTTATGATTTTTAGTTTTTTCTTTCTGAATAAGGTACGTCTAGTACCGGGATGAAGTGGTTTAGGTATATAATTAGTATCGACCCAGGCGTATCCACCTGATTCGTGATTTATGCTTGGTATGAATTCTTTTTCAACTAATATAACAAAAGAGTAATAACTAAATTCACCATTTCTCGTATGATATTGGTCTAGTGGATATATTTTAACGACATCTTTTTCAACACTTATATCTAATTCTTCTGTTAACTCTCGCAACAGTGTTTGAGAAATGTTTTCATAGTTTTCTACTTTACCACCAAAGAATCCCCAATTTCTAGGAAATGATCCATTCAATGTTCGTTGTTGAAGAAGTATACGACCTGTGTTTTTTGCAAGTATGCATCCACCAGCCGCTTTAATTTTGCTTTCTTTCATTATGGGCTCGTTACTACTAGTTCTAGTCTCCAATATCCTGACTCATATATTCCTTGAAACGTATCAGTCCATTCCCCTTTCTCAAATTTGAATTGTTGTGATGTGAATGTGTTTGTTACATAAGCACGTGTAGTATAAACACTTGCGTCAAAACTAAGTACCCATGAAGTTCCATTATATTCCATAATATCATTGGCAGAAACATCGACTCCCCATACACTGCTACTCGTAGCATCATCTAATGTTAGATATCGTTGACCTACTGCCGCCGCTGGTAATCCAGCGAATCCAGGTTGGGCTGTAGATGCATCAAGGATTTTATCAACTGATGTCACTGTATTTGTTGGTAATGTATCGGTATCTATTGTAAATTCTAACGTAGTCGCATCAGTTGTAGATGTCAATGTACCAATAACATCAGCATTAAGGTCATCTATCTCTCCGTGATATTTTAATCGAAGCCTTGATACTCCACTATCTAACGTACCATACTCTTTAAGTACAGTCGCCCATTCAATACTGTCATCATAGTTTCCGTTTGCATATGGTCTACATAATACTGTTCCACTATTTTCATAAACTCGTAAGGCATAGTTTCCTGGAGTCACAATAACACTTGATTGTGCTTGTAAATCTCTAAAGAACTCAAATGCATCCGGGTCGTAATCAAGTGTATCTAAATCTGTATATGTGTATATGTTGTTAATAATATTTCTAACTACGTTTTGTCTTGTCACTTGTGCTGGCGGGTTAATCCAAATAGGAATTTGGAATATCATCGTTGCGATATCAATTTGGTCTTCAATTCCAGCAGGTATTCCTCTGCTTGTCCATTGCAAGTCAGTCATTTCTACTACTGTAATAGTAGTCCAATCGACTGGATTATCGTTGTGTTGTATTTCTAATGCTGGGTTAAACAATACTAGTATTTGTTCAAGTAGTTGAAGTTTTTGGTCTGTATTAGAAGTCCAAATATCTACTTGCATGTTCAGTAAGTAAGGAACTGGCATTAATCGTTTTACATTATATTTCTGTCCAGGTTCACTAGTATATGATTGAGTGCCTTCATCAAATTTTCTTTCGTTGACACTTACAGCATCATGAAAGAATGGCTCTTGTAGTCGTTGTCTGTCTGGTTGTAAACTTTGAACATGAGCCGCAATAAATGGGGCAGAGTTTACTACGTTCTCAGAGTTTCCCTTGAGAATAGTTGCTGCCATTCTTGATACATCGCCGTATCTTGATGGAACTCTGATATAATAATCAGTTGTGCCATCGTTTAATTTCTTTCCAGTTTTAACTGTGAATCCACTGAACATTCTAATAAATTGTAAAATGTATCTTCGAATTTGATTGTCATAGAAATGATTTTGTGCCATATTAGTCTACCTTTGGTCTTACTGCTTTTGACAGATTTACTTTTGATGTTATAATAGTGCCGTCATCTAACACTACTGTACCACTATTGTTAATAAATTGATGATGCAATGCGTGTCCTACTTCCCATGCTCCATCGTCATCATTGATTCTGTACCATTTGTTATCTCTATATTGAAATAATCTTGAAGGTGAGTAGTCAGTTCTTAAAAAATAGGAATCGTCTGTTGGAGAATCAGGAAACTGTGTTCCATGAACGACTGTTGCGTAATCTACATCATCTGGATGATTGCTTGGTGTAGCATACATTAAATTGTTTGTTCTATAGTCCCAGTATTTTCCAGGAACATTATCTTGTGCCTCAAGGACAATAGCATCAGTAATTTGAAGTTCTTTATTGTAAGTAGACAAAATGTTTTTCAAATCGTCTGCTTCTTCACCAGTACCAAGAATATCTGAGTATTCTTGTGTATCTTGTAGTTGCTTACAACGAACACGCCAAATATGTGGCCACCAACCAGCGTCAAATCCGTCAGCACTCTTTGTTGCTTCTTGGACTACCCAATACTGATTAACAGCATCTGGATCAACCCCATCATTGCCTTCAAGCATCATGTCTTCACGCATATGAGGAAGTTCGATTACATCACCGGTCATTATCTTACGACCTAGCATGTTAACCATTTCGTTCAAATGTAGAGTAAAAACTTGTTGGTCATTGCCCAAGAACATACCGAATTGTGATAATTCGAAATCTTGGTCAGTTACATTATATACACCTCTTAAGTCGTATAAATCTTTTTCATATTTTCTATCACGATTTTCTAAAAAGAGCAAATCTTGTATTGCGGGCATAGCCGGGTCATAATCTGGATCAGTAGTATCTTGTGAACCAAGATACTTATGAATCAGAAGCGATGTTCCGCCATGGTCAAAATGTGCCTTAACAGTTTTATCAATAAATTTGTAATCGTTACCCTTTTTAGGATTCCATAGGCTAAGTCTACCCATATTAAATGTTCTCCATATTTGACTTCTTTGTGTATTTATCATATAATAGTGTTATATAATTTTTAAATTATAAATAAACATTTAAGAAGACAACAATTATGTTAAATCACGAAAATCAAGGATATATTTCAATAAAAGAATTAATTTCACCTTTTGCTGTAAGACAGTTTAAGTTATGGGCAATAAACCCTGCTAATATACACCGTGGTAACGCTGTAAATGGGGTATACTACGCAAAACATCGCAAAGGTAGACAATATAACGTTTGTTGGAGTAAAGAGCCGCCAAGAGAGATGTGGCAGCCCATAGTAGATATTTTGAGTAGATATTTTGATGCAATGTTTGACGGAAGAGAATGGGACATTCATGTTGTTGATACTATTACAACAAGACCTAAGAGTCAAAAAATTAGGGCACATATTGATACTCCGTATAGATTTGAAGATTATGCTCATACATCGAATGATGAAGTTCTTGGAGTACAATGTATAATTCCATTAGATAGATTCACAATAGAAAATGGTGCAACGTGTGTTTTGCCTGGTTCACATTCTAACAGATTTTATTACAAAGATATAGAAGATAATCAAGAGAAATATAATGACTTATTAACAACACAAGGATTTCAATTTGTTTCAAGTCCGGGCGATGCGTTAATATATAATTCAAGAACATTACATAGTACTATGCCAAATAATAGTGAAGATTTTAGAAGTGCATTACTGATAAATGCACTTGATGTAAACATAATGAAAAGAATTAAAGAAGTAGATATGTCGAACAAGACAGCAAGATTCGTACATTAAATATCGAAAAACTTGACAAAATGATAAATTTATCATATAATATCTGTAATATTGATATATATGGTATGGAAGAATTGTGATAACACAAATGATAAAGAGAAAAAAGAAGATAATTAGAAAAGCAAAATTTCTTGACGAAGTATTTACGGGTTCAGAACCCGTATGGACGGATTCGGGCAAATGGTCAGCGGAACGTTATTACAGAGAACGTTCCCGTACTTCTTATTACTATGGTTACTATTATAAAACAAAAGATTTTATTCCGTGGGTAGTAGATTGGATGTTATCTAATGGATATACTAAAGAAGATGTAGCATCATATAAAGCGGCACCAGATTGGCGCACAAAAAGTTCACTTGGTGGCTCGATTAGAGCATTATCAAGAGGAATGCCAGAGAATCATAAAGATATTCCAGAATATTTTATAACACTACCTGGTATTATGAATCCTGAATTAGGATTAAGAGATGTAAGTGAAGAAGTCAGAAATGATGTAGATAATATCATCAAAATGGGTAAAAAAATTAAAGAAGAAAAAGCATTTGAAGAAACAACTAAAGTTAAGAAGTATAAGCCATCGATTCAAGAACTTTTAGAAAATAAGTCATTAGAGATGGCATGGGATATTGATGATTTTGTTTATGATTATGACGGTTCAAACGAAATGTTGGCTAAATTCGACCCTCAAAGAATATTATTGATTGTTGGCGCAAAACCTAATCATGCTAAAATCATATCAAAATTATATGAACCAATGTTTAATGAGTTTGATGAACTTCTTAATCCACCAGATATTAAGAAGATGAATGCACATGAAAAGGATATGCATAATCAACTTAAAGAAGGTTATTCTCATATGTCTAAGACTGCTATAAAAAATCATTATAAGATGTATAAAACGATAGGAGATGCATGTGAGAACATTGTATTAAAAGGAAAAGTAACAAGAAAACCACGTAAGAAAAAGATAGTAAGTAAAGAAAAGTTAATTAGTAAGTTCAAATATCTAGACCATCATCCAGAAACAAAATCAATTAGTGTTAATCCAACTGAATTAATCGGAGCAAATGCCGCGGTTGTATACAATTCTAAGACGAGAAAACTAGGAATATACCATGCTAGTAATATAGATCCTAAAAGATTAAAAAGAGAGGGTACAGGATTAAGTGTTAAGGGCACAACTATTCAAGGATTTGATCCTAAAATAAGTGTATGCAAGACATTACGAAAGCCTCTTGAACAGTTAGCAACGTTTAAGAAGGTAGCAAAACGTTCATTAAACAAAGAATTTGATGCTATTACTACTCTTGAAGTGAAAATGAATGGCAGATTTAATCCTCATAGTTTGATTATAAAAGTTTTTTGATAAATACTGTTTATAGTTCTAACGATATTTTGAGGGTCATATAATGCCAAAACAACGCAATAAAGTAAAAAATGATGTAATTAAACAGATTAGACTGTTACTTGGTGACGGTATGATTGACATTGAATTAGACCCAGAACATTACGACCTTGCAATCGATATTGCATTAGACAAGATTAGACAACGTTCTGAAAATGCAGTAGAAGAAGATTTTTATACTATCGAATTTAAAAAAGATGTCGATGAATATTCTCTTCCTGCAGAAATAACAGAAGTAAAGAAAATATGGCATCGTTCTTTTGGTCATGGTATATCTGCTGGTGTTGATATGGACCCATTTGAGTTGGCATACGCAAATTCATATTTCTTTATGAACAATCATATAGGTGGCATTTCAACTTATGAATTATTCTCTCAGTACCGCGAAACACTAAACAGAGTTGCGGCAACTGATATTCAATTTATCTGGAATCCAAACACTCATAAGATTAAACTTTTAAGAAAAATGAGAGCAGATGAAATCGTTCTACTTCATGTATATTTAGAACGTCCAGACGACCAACTTCTAATGGACCCTTACTTAAAATCATGGATGAGAGATTATTCTCTGGCATATTGTAAGAAAATGATTGGCGAGGCTCGTTCAAAATTTTCTACACTTCCTGGCGCTCAAGGCGGAGTTTCATTAAACGGTGATGCCTTGAAAGCAGATGCCGCCGCAGATATAGAGAAATTAGAAACTGAATTGAAACTATATATAGATGGTTCAGCACCTTTAGGTGTTATGATTGGCTAACTATAAGAGTCCATTATCTCCTTTACACGGAAATACAAAAAGTCCCTGCATCAGTGTATGTAAATATAACAAAAATAACTATTGTGTTGGATGCAAACGCCACATGACTGAAATTTTTGATTGGCTTGATTATACTGACAACATGAAAGACGCCATATTGAAAGATATAGAATCCCGAGATATAAACTCATAAAAACATTGACAATTAGTCGATTGATGTGTTATAATATACTTATTAAGTATGAATAGCCATTAAATGATAATAGGTATCACAGGACTAATCAGTTCAGGCAAAGGTACAGTTGCGGACATTCTAGTCGGAGAACACAATTTCATTAAGTTAAGTTTTGCAGATAAACTCAAAGACGGAGTTGCAAGTGTATTCGGTTGGAATAGAGATATGCTAGAAGGTGACTCATTAGAGAGTAGAGAATGGCGTGAAACTGTT